GCTTGTCAGCAGATATATCTGTGCAGCGCTTTGTGCTTCTTCTCTCTGTTTCAACGTTGGTGTCACGCTTGAGGTAGATAGTCAGAGCTGATGTTTCGTCCTCTGTTTCAGTATCAGCGTTGAGCTTGATGATAGGGCATATGTAGAAAGTGCCAGCTTTGACAGCGGCGTTCTTTACAACATAGTCACCCACCTTTGGAGTGTAGCCATCTGCACAAGGCGTTACTGAGCCGAGCTTTATCTGTGAAGCAGTTGGTGAAGCTGTGCTGTCGGCAACAACTTCCTTTGCACCCTCTGCATCGCTGTCAACTCTCACATACTGTTCTGGGATAGCCTCGTTAAGTGAAACTTTCTTTGACGGAACGATACGGCAGTTCGCTATCTTGCCTATCTCGCCTGTCATTACCACATTGCCGTCATACTTATCTGCTGAAATGAAGTTCGGGTCCTTTCTAAGCTGTGAGTTCTGATGAGGATTAATAAACATAGCCTTTTCGGTGTTCAGCTCCTCATTGAACTTGTCAACAGCGTCAACAATGCCGCTGTAAGAGATAACAGAAGCCGAGCCGTCATAGATGAGCTGAGCTTTCATAAGTGCGTCCATGCTGTCTGCGTCCACCTTAGAAGCGATAGACATTGCAAGCTGTGAAGTCGCCTGACCCGCAGGATTGCCATAGCCGCTGAGAAGCGCTTCATCAGTTATCTCCACCGCTTTCATGGCTTTCTTTACCTTAGCCTGAGTGGAGTCTGTTTCAAGCTTGACAGTTTCGGCTTCAACGCCCTCTGCAACATCAACTGCATCGCCGATATACTTATACTGCGGCACTGTGATAGTGTCGCCAGGCACGCCAACGAGCGTTCTGTCTATCTTCGCAAAGGGAGATACAGTTATCTTAGACTCTATCTTTGCGTCGATCATATCACTCATTACCTCAGGATCGATAAGGTCGGTGATCTTTGTCTGCCCTGCGAAATACTGCATAGAAATTCTAATGCCATTTGTCATTTTCATAATATCCTATCCTTTCAACTGTTCGTATTTTTCGGGGTCTGTTCGTTTAAGTTCCAACCTCTGCATATACCCCATTTTTGCAAAGGTTTCCTTGCTCACTTCACCTGCGGCAGGCGTCCCTGTGGGAGCAACCGGGTTCTTGATAGGCTCGGAGCTTTCAAAAAGATAATCGTTATCTTTCTTCACGTTCTCGATAGCCGTCTTGATATCCTCAGCCTGATTTTTGGAAGCTTTGAGAGTTTCCACATCAAGCAAAGCTTTAAGAGCCTTGACGTTTCTTGCCTTGCTTGCCGAGATAGCGTTATCAAGGGTAGCGTCAAACTCCATATCAGATATCTTCGCCTGATACTCGGTATCTTTCTTAGCAAGGTCAGCGGTGAGCTGTGCGACTTTGCCGTTAAGCTCCTTGACGTCCACACCCTCAAATTCTTTGAGAGAGTTCTGTGCGGTATCAAGGCTGTCCTTATAATTATCACGCTCCACCTCAAGGCGGCTTTTCACCTTTTCAAACTCAGCCACAGTCTTATAATTCTCTGCCACCTGTTTTGTGATGTCCTGTTTCTTGTCCTCAGGGATAACGATACCCAGAGCGGCAAGGATCTCAAAAATGTTTTTCATATGTTTGTCCTTTCTACATAGCTTATATACCGCTCTGTCTGCGGTGTGAAAGTCTGACAGTTTAACGTCATATCAAGGACGAAATGGTGTAAAAAAGCACCTGTTAAGGTGCTTAGTTCCGGTATTTGGGTATAAAAATACCGCCCGACCTTAGTCAAGCGGTAAAATTATCATTTGAAATACTCTGTAAGTTCAACTTCTGAATCAATGTACACAGCGTCAATATAATAACTGTTGTGTACGATTATCTTCTTTCCGTTTAATTCATATATCTGCGTTTGTGAGCCGTCAACATCTGTCAGCATATCGGACCGTTCAATGCCTGGGATATGCTTTTCCAATGCCGCACATTGCTTTTCAAAAATTTCTTTGTCCGCAGCCGTGCAAATATTGTATTCATATTTCTTCATTGCGATCCTCCAATCCATACCTTTTATCTACTGATCTTCGTGTTTTTACAGCGGTCTTCAAAGTGTCTGCTATAGCTTCTTCTCTGCTCATGTTTTTTCGTACCATTTTATTTGATACCAAGTCTTCAAAAGAAATGATAGGTTCGGTCTGGTCAAGGGTTTTACGAGCTTTTTGATCTTCCATTAACTCTCTTGCCTGAAAGCGATACTTGTTACGCAGTTCACAAGCTTGTCTTGCCTGTTCTTCAATAGACTTGCTTTTGTCGATAAGCTGAGGAATATTTTTATTATGGTGTCTGTACCACTTTCGCACGTCTATATCAGACATCTTACCTTTCATATCAATTATATCACTATAATCTTTTTGCGTCAAGTCTATCTTGGTTTTTCCCACCCCCATATTCCCCAGTCCGTCTGCGTTCACACGCTCTCTCTGCTGAGGCAAACCCATTGCTTTTGAAAACCTTGTATACTCCTGGGAAGTGCCACGATATCGGCAGCGTGCGTTGATGATATCCTCCTCGTCTGTACCTGCCTCTTCAAGAAGATGTATCTTCTGTCGCTGAGCTCTCATTGCAGTTTCAAGCTTTCTTTGCCGCTGTAAAGCTTCATACTTTGTGTACTCTTTATCACCGTACTTAACAGGCTTGTTCTCCTCTGCATTCATCTGTGCAAGCTCCTCATCTGTATAGGAACGCTCAGATATGCCGGGGATAAAGGGGTAATAATCGTGATAGCAATTCGCACCGCACAGACCTGTCACAGTACCAAGGCCGCAGATAGTTTCAAGTTCTTTTTTGCTGTAGACCTTACCCTGCCATTCTTGATGAGAGGGTCTTGCTCCGCTGTGCCAAGTGACTTCAAAATAGTCTGTGCCAAGCTCTTTGGCGTTGTCCTCATTCATTTTTGCGGTTAGCTGTGAAAGCCCTGTCATCACCGAACGCCTTGCGGCTACGTCTACTCTGTTGCTCCAGCCTGTGGCATAGTCCACAGTGCGAAGACCTGAGTTCGTCATATCCGAAATGACTTTCTTTATGACCGTGTTATAATCGAACGCTCCGCTTGCTATGCCCATTATGGCGTTGTCAAGGCTCTGCTGATAGAAGTCAGCCGCCTGCGTGAATTTCAGCTTGCCGTCAGGCTGTTTTACTGCAAATCCGAGTGACTGAGATATGTTTTTAAGCTCCCCCGAAGTCTGCTCCGATACAGCCGACAGCAACCTTTGCAGACCCTCATTTTCTTCAAGGGGTATCCGTGCTTTGCCTTTTGTCTTGTATATACTATCGTCCCATTCATAGCCTTTTTGCAGGATATCATTGTACAGCTCTTTTATCTCAGCTTTGGAGAGGTCAAGGTTATCGGCAATGGCTTTCTTTATCTCACGCTTGCTCATTCCAAGCTCGTGAAGCCTGTATATCTGCCAATCCGCCGAACGTGTTATCTCGCCGTTTATCTTTATCCTGCGGACGATATCCTCCATTATCTGCATTTCAAGGTCACGCAGGGGCTTGTCAAGAACCATTGAAACTCGCTCTATCTCGCTTGCTTTGAGCATTATTCTATCACCTCTGCGGTGCTGTCGGAGGTCATTTTCTTAGCCGTTTCCTCGTCCTCACCATACCATTTCATTCGGTATTCCCACAGTGGCATAATGCCCATAGAAACGTCCTGACGATCGCTTGCACGCTTTGTTTCATCATCAGCAAGGATACTGTCCTCAAAGTTCACAGACAGTTCATAACCGCTTTGAGTAAGCCCATTATAAAACGCCAGCGAATAGCAGAGGTCTTCAAGGCAGACACGGAGATTATTCTGTATCGCCGTGACAGTATCGAATTTTCTCTGCTTTGAGGACTTTATCTCCGTTGCCGTCTTGTCAACTGTCTGAGGGTTTGAGATATCACCATAGGACAGCCCCACAGCAAACTCTATCTCACGCTTGTATTCTTCAAGTCCTGCAATAAAATCCGCCTGTCTTAACTGCGGTGAGAACTCGTGATAAAAGTCGCCGCTCGTGCCAGCTGACACGTTTACCCCTCTGAAAAGCCGTTCATTGAGCTTAGGCATTTCTGCACGCTTCTTGCCTGTGAACGGATCTGTAACAGGTCTTAACACAGCCTCATCAACGTCTATTGCACGCTCCCCTGATTCAAACTCCCAATCGAGCCTGCCGAATTGGATATCAGCTTTTCTTATGACTTCTTCCGCCCCTGCGAACACTGATACGCCTGAATGTGAACCGTCAACTGTATTGTCGATAGGGTTGACATAATAGCCGAAAGAGGGTCGCAGCATAAGTGGATAGGCTATCTTAGGGATAAGCTCCGCCCACTCTGAAACAGCTGTGAGAGGTATCTCAGCCCCAAGAGACACGCCGTCATTGGAGCGAAAAGCCCTGTTTGTGATAGTCAGTCCTTTTTCATAGTCCAGAGCGTGATATTCAAGCCTTATGCGGTAATCATTATCGCCCATGCGTTTTATCTCAGGGAAAATGACCTTTATAAGCCTGCCGTTCACGTCATACTCCACAGGAATAAATTGCGACTGTGGAACATACTGCACCTTATCAGCACCCAGCGGCTTTATTATCATTGCTCCTGTTGCAAGACCTCTTTGCAGATTTTTGTTGAGGTTTTCAAGGGCGTTTTTCATTATGGCATCAAGCTTATCGTTGGAAACTTTCAGGGTCATTTCGTTGATAGCCGTGTTTGCAAACTCCCTCACAACAGCGTGTTCAAGCCGCAGAGAGTGAACTCCCTTGGGTGCTGCATTGCCTGCATACATTCTGTCCCACTTGTCGATAGCTCTTATCATACTGTCCGTCACGGCGATATCAATACCGTAAACGCCCTTTATATCTGACTTTGAAAGCATTCTGCTTATCCACTCCCTTATTTTTGAAATAATGCCCATAGCTTACTGACCCCGCCTTTTCCATACTCTTTCCATTGCATACCGAACGGCGTCGATAACGTGGTCATTGCCGTCAGGATAGCCGCTTATAACATTGCCCTCTTTATCCCTGTCATACTCGCAGTTGATGAACTCCTCGCAAGCCACAGGACAACGCTTGTTATCTATAACGATACTTCGCAGAGATTGCAGCCACTTATATGAATACTCCCTGCTGTTAGGGCCTTTCTCTGCGCCTCTCGCAAGCAAGCCGTATGCTCTGTAATCCTCAACAGACTTATTCTCTGCACTGTCGCAGGTGATAAGGTCATTTGCCGTGATACCAAGCTCCAGCAAATGCTTTGCGGTATCAACATTCTTTGTTTTGTTGCAGGTGTACTCCTGCCATATGAACAGCGTGTGCTGAGCAGGAGCGTAATGCACTCTGACAAAAGCGTAAAGGTCGGGATACCAGCCCCAGTCAACGCCGTTATAGATGTTATCGAACTGTGCTATCTCGTCGTCGGTTATCTCTCTTATGAGGACGTTGTCGAAGACATTGCCACCTGTGCCGTTTGCAACGCCCATATACTCGTTCTCATAGGCAGTGGGATTGGTTTCTTTGAGAAATTCGGCGTCATCAAGAAAAGGCTTGCCAAGCCACTTTTTCGGCACAGTAAGATAAGTGCTTTCGGTAACGAGTCTGTCCGTTCTCGGCACTTTGATGTACTTATTCGCCCAGTTCTGAGCCGACTTCGGAGGGTTGAAAGACTTGAACTTATATGCTTTCTCGCCGCCTCTTATAACAGACTGTTCTATCGTTCGCACAGCTTCTTCACCGCCGAACTGGTCAAGCTCCTCAAACCACACGATGCCGATATAGCCAAAAGGCGGCTTGATAGACTTCATCTTGTACGGGTCATCAGCACCACGAAAGTATATTTTCTGTCCTGTTGAAATGCGTGTGATCTCAAGGGGCGACTTTGTGCAGGCAAACTCATCATCAAGACCAAGTGCAGATATTGCCCAGAGTATCTGAGAATAAACGCTGTCTTTAAGAGTATTCGCCACAGCACGCAGGACGCAGGCGTGCATATTCTCGTTCTTCATCAGCAGGTCGATAACGTTCAGACCGCAGAATGAGGATTTAGTCGAACCACGTCCGCCAGGGAAAACATACTCGGAATGTTCCTGCTCTGCAATATCGAACAGGACAGGCGAGAACGTAGGAGCGACAAGGCTCGCAGGGATACCGCTGTACGCCTTATCAGGCATAGAAACAGGCTCAAGCTTTTGTTTTTCAAGCCTGAGCCTTGCGTTATCGTATTTTATCTTATGCTTGAGCATATCGTCATCACGGATAATGTCACGCAGCTCTTTCACCGCCGCAACGTCCCCTTGCTTAGCCCTTGCCATAAGAGCCGCATTCACAAGCAGCATATTATTTATGAAGTCGGGGTCAAGGCTGTTAAGGTCAATGCCCTGCTCCACGAGAAACTCATAGTCCGCCCTGGTATTGGCAGGCTGTTCAAGCAGGAAGTCCATTACCTGCTTCATAGTCTTTTTACGCCTGCGGACTTCGCCTGATTTTTTACCGCCTTTTGCACCATTTTTTCGAGCTTCACTCGAGCTTGGAACTATTAAATTCTGTTCATTCGGCATTCACCTCACCTCGTTTTTTTGTTGTTTTGGGATATAAAAAGAACTGCCACATTGTTGTAGCAGTTCAAAAAATGATATTAAGCCTCCAAATAACGATTAAGGATATCACAGTTATCAGTACCGCCCTTAGCAGAACACCACGCCAAAACATTCTCGCAATATGCACGAGGAAAGCTTCCTTTCCTAAAATCGCAAAGTGAATTATCAACGTCATATGGAGTAACCCACTCTTCCTTAGCAAATGGGCAGTCACGCACATCATCCCAATTGATAACTGGATAGCTATATCTTGCTAACGAATCCATTAAATAACCCCCTTTCTGTTTATTAACAATGAATATTTTGTATAATTACATAGGCATCACCTCTTTAGTTGTTATTATACACGATTTATAACATTTTTTCAATTGGTTAACTGACTAAACTTTTAATTTCTTTACAAAAAATGTTTGTGTATAATTTTAACAAAATAATAACGATAAACTGCCTACAAACTATAAAAATATTGTACTTGCACTTTTTAGGCAACGCAAAAGACACCCCCAATAGGAGTGCCTCTCGCAAATATATTATAAGGAGTTAAGTAAATGTTGGAGCAGATCTGAGCGGTGGCTCGCTCTCAACCTGCATACGGAGCTTTCGCCCCGTCGGACTTTTTTATGGAGGTCCGCAAAGAATTTTTTGCCGTTATGGCATATTATCATTATACTCTCTTGACAGGGGTGATACAAGGGCTTTTTCGGGCGTCTGATAAAATTTCTTGAACATTTTTATCGCATTTGGACCAAGCACCTTGCGAGTATAATTTGCCTCACGGTCAAGAGCCTCAGCTGTTCGTTCCCATGACATTCCGTTTATGTATTTGTTGATTATCAACGCCGCAAGTCTGCTGTCAGGCATACTGTCCGTGATACACAATACATTGTATGACATCTGTTCGTAACTTTTGCAAAGCGTTTCAAGCTCCGTCTTATAGTCCGCTATCATCACAACACTGTCTTCTATCTTTCTTGACGTGCCGCCTGTAAAGCTGGGCGGTATATCGGAGTTTTGCGGCGATGTACTCTCAGCCCTTGCATAGCATTTTTCTATGGCACGCCTTATCGCCGATATACGCTTGTCTATATCCACCAGCTTGTTCAAATATTCTTCTGCTGTCAACCTTTATCCCTCCTCGATCATTCTTCCGCAAACAGGACAGAACTCAAAACGGACTTCCTTGCCGTCTGCACCAAGCTTTTCGCTCCACTCTGTCACTCCATTGCAGTATTCACAGCCTGCATATTCAGGTATGTTTACTCCGTTATGTTTCGCAAGCCCCTCGTCGCAGAGTATCAGTTCCAGTGCCTGCAATGCGTATTTGAGTTTTTCTTCCCTGTCCTGCGTTTTGTTTATCTTCCAGACCGTTGTCTGCCCTCTGCGGATATTCTCCTGCATTATGCAGGCTTGCCTGAAAAACCTGCCGTTTCGCTCTTTGCTGTGAAGATACTCCCGCTTGTATTCCGCCTGCTTGTCCTCGCATATCTCTTTCGACCACCCCTCGTGCCTGTTCTTATAGCCAAGTCTTGATAACTGTGAGAAATACTTATATTCCTCAGCAGGATACTCGTCATAGATGAGCCTGCCGTCTATTGCCATATCTTCATATCGTGCAAATTCTTCTTGTGACATTCTTTTGAAATCTATCTTTATAGTTGATACCCCCTTTTGTGGAGGGTTGTGGAGGGTTTTCGCTATTTTTCAAGAACTCTTTCTTTATATATATTCTTTTTATTTTATATACGAAAGGTTAAGAAAACCCCTCAACCTATCCACAACCCTCCACACTTACAGATAATTACACTTGCTCGTCAAGGGTTATACCTGAATAATAATTGCACCCTCTGCCTTTTACTTTCTCAAAGCGTTTTGCAAGCTCCATACCGAACTTTGTTGAACTCATACGATATTCATTGTTCTGCTCAGCCCAGTTAAGATACGCCGCAAAAAGCTGACTTGACTTAACGCTCAGACCCTTGCCCACAGTACACTTATCCTCAACAAATGCAGAGATAACGTCCATTTCACGACGGTACTCCCTCACTTCTTCAAGGACGGCACGAGGCATTTTAAGCCCCTCTTTCTGCCACAGCAGACAGCCCTCGACTGCCCAGCGGAATATGCCCGTAAGCTCCGCCGACAGCTTGTATTTCAGCCTGCGGTCTATCTTTTCTTCGGGGATCTGCACAGTGAAGGGTATCATATGTATCCTTCGCCATATGCCCGTATCTGTTCCTCTGATGACAGGCTTATGGTTTGTCGCCATCCAAAGCTTGAACTCAGGTTTGAACTCGAACTCGTCACCGTAAAGCTTTCTTGCGGTAACAGTATCGTCGCCTGTAAGCTGTTTGAGCAGACCCTCGTTGATACGAACGCCCTCGTTAGGCTCAACGCTTGTCACGAGCCTTGCACCTTTGAGCCTTGCGATATCGCTGTTTATGGCGGTGCTCTGATTACTGCGTACCATAATAGTTTCAGGCTGGATATTTGCCGCATAGTCCCCGAAAATATCCCTTATGATATCAATGAAAGTTGACTTGCCGTTTCGTCCTGTTCCGTAAAGAAAGAACGCACATTGCTCGGTGGTCGAGCCTGTCAGGGAATATCCCACAGCTTTCTGAACGTATCTGATAAGGTCTTTATCCTTTCTAAAAATATCATCAAGAAAGGCAAGCCAGCGAGGACAATCGGCGTTCTCTGAATACTCAACGGCTGTCATTTTCGTCAGATATGTCATAGGATCGTGAGGAGATATGCCGCCGCTTCGCAGGTCGATAACTCCCCCTGGTGTATTGAGAACAGTTTTAAATCTGTCCATCTGAGCAGGCAGAACAGGAACGTGGTGCATGACCTCGCTTAGCATTGCGTTCTTTGATTTGTTAGAACGGCAGGACTTCATATGCTTTTCAAAAGCCTTTGCCATATCCGTTCCCTCGTCTGCGTCAAGCTGAGCGTACACCTTTGCCTCTGCCGCCATACAAGCCACAGCCTTATCAGCAAGACGTTTAACTGTGCCTGTCATATCGATACACCACTTTCTGCCGTCATACCAAAGCCAGCGTTTGTCTGTATAACAGTATCTCACCTGCTCGCCGAAAAGGTCAACAAAGCGTTCTGCGTTGCCCGTATCGTCAAATGAATAAAGTCTTGGCTTGGCTTCTTCCTGCTCCACAGCGCCCACAGAAATCGGCTCAGAGGGCGACTTGAAGTTAAGAGAAAATCCCCCTGCGAACTTTGGCGAATAGGTCTTGTCGCAATCTGCAATGGCTTTCTGAATGGTCAGTGCGCCATAGGTCGAACCGCTTTGCGCCCTGTCCCACTTTTCACGCATAAGACCTGAGGAGCGGAATATCATATCCATCTTCTCTGCGTCACAGCCTGTCCAGAAGGCAAGCATCGAGCAGAACGCCATATCAGCTTCACTCTGCGAAGCATATCCTGCGGTTCTTCCACTGTAGAGGGAAACGAACTTTCCTCCGTTCTTTGCACCTGCCGCCGCTTTGATTATCTGGTCTGCGGTGTCAAGTCTGACAGCAGGAACAGCCTTTGCCACAGGCTCGTGACCGCCGCCTATGTACTTTTCGTGCAATGGCTTTATGCTGTCGGAACACTCTGCGATACCTTCATATTCTGAGCAGGAGTTGCCTGTCATAACGAAAAATCTGCCGTCCTCATACATCTCAACTGAGCCTTTACGTCTGCCACGCTTTGGGAGCGTTCCTCTGCATATGATATGTATGCCCTTGCCCGATTGAGATATCTCAGTATAGCTTTGCAGAGTGGAGATAAATTCAGATATGATGTTGCCGTTCTCTCCCCTTTGGTATGCCTCAAGCTCCTCCTCTTTGCCGTCAATGTCAACACCGAAATATGGACAGCCGCCGAACATAAATCCTATGCCCGAATGTTTTTCTGAGGCTCTCACAGCCGTATCGAAATCGCACCAAGTAGAGGGGTTATTTGACATAGCCCCTCCGCCGGTAAGTGCGTTTATCGGCACTTTCTTTATCTTCCCTCTCTTTTCATCAGGCACAGCGTCCCAGCATATCCAGTTTGGCAGGGTTTTAAGCTCCTGCGGTATTTGTTCGTACATATATCCAACTCCTAACATAAATTTTGAAAAGTCAAAGCCTTTCACTTATCCCCGAAAAACGTTCAAAAAGTTGCATTAAAAATGCAACAATTGCAGAAATGTTGCCAAATTAAAATATAAATCATTTGTTTGCACAAAATATCATCTGCGTTTTTATGCAAAAGCACTATGACTTTTCGCTTTTCTCAGAAATCAGAACGGCACGCCGTCATCTGTAAGCACGTCCTCAAAATCTTCAAGCGAGCCTATGGCGCTGTCAGCCTGCGTATTTGTCTTAGGCATTGCAAAGCCCGTCTGCTTAGTCGCAAAGCTGTCCGCCTTCGGTGCAGAGGATTTGAACTTATGCTTGCATTCAGGATACTTTGTAGGATTGACAAAATTAATGCGTTCCCGCTCCTTGCCGTTCCATTCTTCGTGCGTGAGATCTACCCTTATGCACTTGTTCAGCAGGTCGGTGCAGTATGCTTTAAGGCTGTCATACTCCTTGCCGTCAGGAAGCTTAGCCGCCTTGCCCATTGCCATAAGCTGAGCAAAGTTGTAGCCCTCCACCTGCATATCGTTTTCGTTAGGCTCGTGCTTTTTCCATATGGTGTGGAACAGGCAGGAGTTGCCGTATTTCTGCCCCTGCACGTCATTTCTGATGACAAGAGTGAAGTTAAGACCCACCGAGCCTTTCTTTGTTGTGCGTTCCTCGATAGCGGTTATGATGCACTCGTAATCGCCCTCCGGCTTTAATCCGTTCTGAAATGCCTCTGATTGATTTGACTTAAATCCCATTTTTTATTCCTCCGTTAGTAAATTTACTGCGTCCTCTGCTGATCGGCATATGCCTGCCAATGCTCCGCACTCACGCATTTTTGTTATGAACTTCTTCTGCTCAGGACGAACTCGTCCCGACTTTGTTTTGACTTCGATAAAGACAGCTCTGCCGTCCTTATGCCTTACACCGAACAGGTCTGAAAAACCTTTCGGCACACCTGTGGTGAAATATCTGCCGTCAACTGTTCTGCCCTCGCCCACGTTCACACGAAAGACAGTGCAGTAGGGCGATACCGCACAGCGTATCTCGTTTTGTATCCTGTGTTCTTCCGTCAACCTATAAGCCCCCTTTGCCTTGCCTGATAATACGCCCAGCCTGATTTGTAGCCGTGACTTTTTGCATACTGCAAAAGTTCGGGATAGGTATGACAATCGGCAGGACTTGAAAAGTCAAGCTTAAATCCCTCCACCTTTACAAGCCCCACGCTGCTGTCTGTTTCAAGCTTTCTCTCGGCTGAGGGGAACTCATATCCGCAATGAGGACAGCATACTTTCACCCCCGCAGGAGGAGCAGAGAAAGTATAGAAACATTCGGGGCATTGCTTCACCTTGTCGCTCTGCTCCTGCTTTTTATGCTGAGCTTTCGGCTTTTTCTCCAAGCTCCACTCCCTGTCATCGTCAGGCATACCAAACCTTGCATAGTTGCCAACGTGGTCGATTATGACGGCTCTTTTGTTAGGTCTGTACCGCATACATCTCATAGCCTGCTGAATGTAAAGAGTAAGGCTCTTGGTGGGTCGCAGGAGTACTGCACACTCGCAGTCAGGAACGTCAAAGCCCTCGGAGATAAGGTCAACGTTGCACAGCACCGATATATCTCCCCTGCGGAAAGCTGAGATAATGCTGTCACGTTCTGCCTTTGGGGTCGAGCCGTCGATATGAGCCGCCTTTATGCCGTTTTCATTAAACACATCTGCCGTTCGCTGAGAATGTCTGACGGAAGCACAGTAGCATACCGCTTTTTTGCCATTTGCTAACTGTTTGTAATACTTTATGACGTCACCAAAAACAGTGTTTTTCACCATAGCTTTCTCTATCTCAGCCGCCATATATTCCCCGTGAGAAACGTGAAGTCCTGTAAGGTCGGCAACGTCAGGAGCATAGTAGTCATAAGGTGCAAGACAGTTGTTATCAATAAGCCATTTTGCGGATACGCCAATGATAAGCTTGTCGTTCACGTCACCAAGCCCGTCGCCATTAAGGCGAACAGGGGTCGCTGTAACGCCCACTCTCGGCACGTCTGAAAAGTATTCGTATATGCGTTTGTAGGACTGAGCAAGGCTGTGATGATTTTCGTCAGTTATGATAAGTGCAGGTCTGGCAAGCTTTTTAAGCCGTCTTGTAATAGTCTGCACCATACCCACCTCGCAGAGCCTCATATCAACGCCCCAGCGGATAAACGTCTTTTTTATCTGCTCCACAAGCTCACGTCTGTGGACGAGAAAAAGCACTCTCTTGCCGTTAAAGGTCGTTCGCCTTGCCATTTCAGCCACAATGCAGGACTTTCCGCCACCGCAGGGCAGGACTATGCAGGGTGCTTTATACCCTGCACGCCAAGCCTGCCTTACCTGCTCCACCAGCTCATTCTGATACGCTCTCAGCTTCATTGGACTTCGCCGCCTTTACCCTTTTAAGAACGCATTTCATGCAAAGCTGTTTGCCGTAATTCTTCATCGAGCCGTCTATTATCTGCTGAACTGTGCGCTTGCCGTCTGACATTATCGTCTTTCCGCACTCTGAGCAGATATGTTCGTCTGCAAGATGATAGTATGTTCTCAGCGCTTCATCAACAAGTTTCAGATCGTTGCTTATGTACATACTGTCGAACAGCCCGATAGGACTTTTGCAGCTGTCAGTGCCGTCCGTCTGAGTGGCGAAAAGATACTTGCCGTCAACCACAACAGTTTTAAGCACAGTTGTGAACATACCCTCAACAGTTATCTTCTCATCAAGCAGCTTGCCGATAGTTTTAGCTTTCTGCCTGCCGTCCTCACCTGTATCAAGGTGATTGAGAAAATACACGATAACATCTTCGGGAAGCATTTCAACGCTTCTCACAAGCTCCCAGAAATTCTTTGCAATGTCAGTGAACTTCTGATAGCCCGTTTCCTTTGCACGGCGCATAAACTCGTTCACCATAAGATACTGACTATCGTCAACGGCTATGGACTTTGCCGTCTGAGCTTTCATAAAGCGTTCTATCTCACCGTAATTGTCGGTATGTATCGTTGACTTAAACTGTGTGCGGAACGGAAGCTGTTTTCCGTTCACGTTCACAAGTGCAAGCTCGTCCTCTTTGAAATTTCTCAGGGAAGCAGATTTGCCGCTTCCCGAAAAGCCTAATACAAGTATTGCAAGTCCCATTCTCTTTCCCTCCTTATCTTATGGTCAGTCCCGGTCTGCGGACAACTGCCGCATAGGGGATCTCTCTGCCTGCCTCGATAGCCGCCTTGACAGCCGTCTTGCTTATGTCAGGATCTTTGTATTTCAGCAGGCTGTCATCATTGACCTTTGCCCACTCCACAAAGGCTTTCGGGTCTGTTATCTCGGTGCTTTCCCTGCCCTTTGTAATGCTTATCTTAGCCATAACGCCCTCTATTTTGTTAAGGTTGACCCTCTGCATACTGTTCATAAGATAAGCTTTAAGGCTCTCTGCCTGCTTGACCTTCTGCTCACGTCTTGCTTTGAGGGCTTTCTCCTCTGCTTCAAGCATTTTCGCCTCGCTGCTCAGCACCTTAACATAAGCCGCAACGTTCTCTGCCTTGTCTGTAAACTCAGCCTCAACGCATTCAAGGGTATCAAACCACACCTTTTCAGCCTCAGCCTTTTCCTCTGCCGTAAGCTCGGCATTTTCCGTCATATCCTCAAGGCTGTCAAAAAGCCTCTGAAAATCGTTTGTAAGCTCATAAAGTTTCATTTTTATACCTCCAGTTTTGAATTGATTATATCCGCAAGCTGTCTTGCTTTTTGTGTGAAAAGTCCGTAATTGTCGCTGTCATTATGCTCGTTCACAAAGCCCACAAGCCTTGTTACGCTGTCAACAGCGGTGGAAAGATAAGCCTTGAATATGGCTTTATCGTCCTGCGTTGGCGTGATCTCCGCCTTCCCCGCAAGCTTTTTCTCATACTCCGACTTTGTTCTGTCAAGCTCTTCACGAAGCTGTGAAAGCTTGTCCTGCTTATCCTTTTCAGCCTGCTCAGCTTTCTGCAAAAGCTCTCTGCGGTCTTTCAGGCTGTCTTCTTCAAGCTTTGAATATTTTTCCGACCAGTCAAGGTCAACACGCCGCATAGCGTCTTTAAGGTTTGCCACCTCTTTGCTATCCGTTTCCACAGCCACCTCTATAGGACGGCTCTCAAGCTCCTTTATCTCGGCTTCAAGCTGACGTATGCGCCTGTCTGCCTTATCTCTCTGTTTCGAGATCGTATCGCAGATGTTGTTCATATCCTCAAGCCTGTGACTGAGCACATCAGCATTGGCAGCTTTGACTTTCAGCTCTTTTATCTGCCTTTCAAGCTCTCTCGCAGAAGTGTTCTCAAGGTCATTATTTTCTGTCAGCTCTGTTCGCTCACTTTCGGAAAGTGAAGATAGAAGATAGAGTTTTTTTATTCCAATTTGTCTCCCCGAGGAGACAAATTCAGACGGCAGATTTTCCGCTACTTTTATGTATTTGTAGACACTCTGCCTGTTTATCTGTGTTTCCTGCTCGCAATACTCTCCAAAATCTGAGTACCCAAGCTCCTTGTAAAGCCTGCTGTCCCTCATTTCCTTAAAGCCCATACACATATCGTAAAGGCTCTGCTGTGCAAGCTGAGCTGAGGTCTTTATCCTGCGGTCAAGCTCAGCCGCCTTGATATATTCTGCCGATAGTTCGTTCATGCTGTTTTACGCTCCTTTCGTTTCTCAGCGAATACCATGTCAAGATACCGCTGATACTTCTGTTCAAAGTCCTTTATCTCCTGCGGTTTGTCCTCGCCGCCGTTTTGTACCACGTTGTTCCTATACCCTCTGCACTGCACGATACCGCCGTATTGGCTCACCTCAACAGTATAGTAAGGCTTGTCAGGCTCAGAGGTTTTCCGTAGAAACATAATGCTGAGTTTTCCCATAGCATGGCGTTCTGCATATCCGCCCACACAATGGGAAAGTATCCTGCCCTCGTCCTCTATCTCTTTCAAACTGTGTGGCTGTCTGACAAGTAAGCCGTCTGCCGAAAATTCAAGGCAGACACGCTCTGCAAGTCTTTTCGTGAAGTTCTGCAAAACAAGCTCGTCATGCTCATAGTTGATGATCTTAGTGAGCCTGTTGTGCATTGTCCAGAAATCGTGTGGCAATGCTATCATTGTATCGTGAATGTTATACTCCAGCGTTTCGCACTGCTCCAGATAGTCGCTGTAATCAAGAGGTGTCATTTCCTGCTCGTTTATGTATCGTGCCACCCTTTGCGGTGTAAGACCTGTTATCCTCACAAAACGTTCAAGAGTGCCGTGTTCGTTCTTAAAGACCTTTGCTATATTCAGTAAATCTTCCGGTCTGAGTTTTGGATATTCCTCACGATAGTCAAGGTACTGCTCCCACAGCTGTTCGCTGCCTTTGAGTGTCTTGAACTCCGTCTTGTTTAGTCCGAGCATTTTCAACAGGTCATTACTTTTCCAGTTCACACGCTGAGAGAGCAGGAACTTTTCCTGATATCCCCACCAACCTGTGTATCTCACGCTTGTTACGTCATAGCCTTGTTTCATAAGATACTCAAGATTAGGGTGCTTGCAATATGCGTGAAGATAGCATATAAGCATATTGCCGTGATAATGCTGATGTTGACTATAACGCATATCCGATTTGTCTATGGCTCTGACGTTCAGCACCGAATAGGAATTATCATAGTTATATCCCATACAGCACTTGCAAAAGACAGGCTCACGGAAGTCATTACGCACCGACCAGTTAATGCCGTTATCACTGCCGTATCTCACCGAGCCGTCACGGGCGAACACATACCGCTGTCTTTCCACAAGGTCACCCGTTGAGTATCGGTGAAAGCAACGTGCGAAAAGCTCAGCACCCCTTGTGAGGAACACCACATAATTCTTAGCACCTCTGCCTTTCATCTTATCCATAAGTTCTTTATCCACCGCAGGAAAGCAGTATATAAGAGCCTCTTTTCTTGTCTTTTTCATACTGCTGCCTCAGAAGTCAAGCAAGCTGTCAAGTGACAAGCTGACAGGCGGTTTTGCCGTTTCATCGCTGTCCGAGCCGTCACCCAGGTCGATAGTCATATTGAAATGAACGTCCGCACCCTTGAAGTAAAAGCTTACAGCTCTGCGGTAGACCTCGATATCCGAAATACTTTTCCTTACACCCTTAACAGCGTTTTCCGCACACTCAGCGAAAGTTCTGTCCGTCTGTAGGACCGCCTGAGCGAACTCCTCGTTCTGCTCACAGAAAGTTTTGAGAGCCTCAAGAGTAGGCTTTGCAACCGCCTGCGCATACTTGCCAAGCTTAGCGACAGACAGCTCCTGTGACAGCTTGTCCTGAGCTTTCTTTGTGTTAATGTTCATTGCCGTCACCGCCTCTCAGTTCTTCAAGCTTACATCTTGTGTCGAATATTTTTCCGTATGCCTCTCCGATATCAAAGGCTCTCTGCTCACATTCTGACATTCCCTCATAGACAGTAAGTATATTTGAGCAAGCTTCATCAGCGGTTTCGTATGCTTGACAAATCTGCTCTTTTGTGCTATCATCAAGGTGTGTTGAATTGATATTTTTCAATATCTCTGAGCTTGTGCTGTTGGCAGACAGTGCAGGCTCGCTTTCTTTTATGTAGCGGGTAAGATATCTGCCGCATGTAAAAAATTTTTTGCTAAGAGGACAGTGTGCACAGTTCTCATCTGCATTAGTGCAAAACTCCACCGCCTTTTCAAACTCCTCTTTCGTTATCATCGCTATCCTCCTCTTTCTCAAAACGTTTCTCCCAGTGCCTATTCGCCACGCTCAGCACAAGATACATCACTACATCTATGCCTGCAATCACAGCTATTGTTATCAGCAGTATTCCTACAATGTTCATTACCACTTTCCTTTCATTTCAACTTCGACCTTGACCACGGGTCTGCCTGCTTCTCTCACAGCCTGCTTTATGCTCTCCTCTGCTTCCTCGTAGGCAGTTTCTTTTACGCTTACATACCACCTGTACGCTACATACATTGTAAGCACCACCAAGAGCACTACCGCTGCGGCACATCTGATTATCTCTAACACGGCTATCATTTTCTCACGTCCTTTCATTTTTACGTCCTGTGTTTTAAGCTATCCACTCAGGGTGCTCAGTTCTTGCCGTTTCGCAAAGCTTATCCCAGAGCGACGGGTCACGCCCGACCATATCCTGCAGCGCTCCTGCAAGCTTACGACCGATACTGTCCGCAGCCGCCTGCCGCTCCTGCTCCGTGCAATCGTCCCAAAGCTTATAGCTTTTGCCACCGTCGAACGAGACGTGCCTTATGACTTTTAAAGGCGGATATTTCGGCATTTTTATCACCTCCTACTCAATTCTATTGGATATCGGGGTTGTACTATGCTAGACAAGCTCCTCGATAACGGCGATATACTCGCCCTCTGAGCGGTCAACAAGGTCCATAGCCTCGCCTGCCGTCTTTGCCGTGACTGTTACCAGCCTTACGCCGCTGAACTTGTCTGTCAGCTTAATTTTGTAGTGTTTCATTTTTGTACCTCCTTGAAAAATCTAACTTTGTGTGGTATAATGTAGAAAATTATACGAAAGGAAGTTTTAATCTTGAATTTTTCCGACAATTATTTAGCTTTCACACAAGCAAGCTATTCTGATTCATTAAAAGCCATTCAAGAGGCAGCTAATCGAATACTTGAGTTGCAGAACGAGCAATTACAAGCCGTAGTCAAAAATGCAATTGCTCCAATGCAATCTATGCTTGACGAAGCAGCTCGGAACATCTTCTCTAATCTTGATATTTCAAAACAACTCTCAGCTTCAATAGGCGTAATGAAGCAAACTATATCACAATTCAGCGATATTATTCCTGACGAAAATTCCTCAACATCGTCTAATAGTGAATCAAACGACGTTTCTAATGTCCAAGATGATATTTGCAACAACATTGAAAATCTTATTTCGGAAGTTCCAATCGACCCCAAAGCAAAAGAAGATATCATATCATCAAATGAAATACGATCTTTAAGAACAACCAACCCTTGGACAAGAGAACAAAAGTTTCAACTCATAACACTGATTTTAAGTATATTAACTTTTCTTTTAAGCATTATCTCTAAATCAAGCGATGATTCAGAAAACGAATACAATACGACTGTAAACATCACCATAAATAATAATTCAGAAAAAGACGAACAGATTAAAGAACTTCACAACATACAAGATAAAATGCAAAATATTCTTGAAACTATTGCCGAATCCGAAAATGAGGAAGAATCCTCTACTGCTGATGATGAATCTCTATCTGAATCTCAGTGATTTCCACTTCTAAAGATACTATTCTGCAAACATTACTCACAATCATAGACCAGAGTGCTATTGTTATGCTCAAATCAGATATCAAGCTTATGCACGCTGCTATGAAACTTGCAAAGCAAAATGCAATACCTAGATAGTAGGTTAGTTTTTTCAAATTCACTATCCTCACCCCCTCTTTAATCACTTGTTGCATTATGCAACTCACTGAGCAAAAAAATATTTGCCGAACTCTCCAGCATCAATGTGGAGCAAGTGTGACAGTTTCTCAGCCTCGTCCAAGTCAAACGGACGAACATTGTTTATTTTCTGATTAGCTGTAGGTTGAGCTATGTTTAAACAATGTGCAACGTCAGCTTGGGTCAGTTCAAGCTCCTTCATTCTACCCTTGATCTTGTTCGTGTTTACCATATGCCAGCCTCCTTTCTTGTTGCATTATGCAACTTGCTGCATTATCATAATAGCACATAACTTTTCACTTGTCAATAGCATTTTGCAACATTTTTTTATTTTTTTCAAAAAAGCTATTGCATTATGCAATTTAATGTGATATAATCATTATAACGAAAGCAGGTGAGCAAGATTTGAATACCATAGAAATTGGAAATAGAATAAAAGCTGCAAGAGAAGAAAAAGGACTTACACAAGAAGAACTTGGTATCCGTCTTGGATTGAATAAATCAACTATCCAAAGATATGAGGCAGGAAAAATTCTCAGAATAAAATTACCTGTTCTTGAATCAATCGCTATTGAGTTGAATGTTAATCCTGAATATCTTGCATTAAAAACTAATGATCCTAGTCCTAAACATTCTTCTCATATTATAGACTCTAACGCAACCATACTCCCGCAAGACAACGTACATATAATACCTATATATGAGAGCGTGTCGGCTGGGTTTGGTGCTTATGCTGACGATTATATTGTGGGCTATATGCCGCTTTATATCGTCAACGAGGAAGAAGCTAAGAATACAATGTGCATTGTCGTTTCGGGGGACAGTATGTATCCGAAGATAGAGAACGGCGACAAGATACAAGTATTAAGGCAGGACTGGGCTGAGGACGGACAGGTAGTTGTTGCCCTTATCGATGGTGAAAACGGCGTCGTGAAGAAAATCAAGTATTCTGATAACAAGATAACCCTTGTATCATTCAATCCCGAATATCAGCCAAGAGAGTTTGTCGGTGCAGAAAGAGACCGCATAAGAATACTCGGCATCGTAAAAACAGTTATAAAATCCTTATAATAAAAAAAATCCCCGTCAGCACCGCAAATACTGACAGGGATAGCACACAGAATTTTCTCCCGCATGATTACAAATACATTATATCACCAATTTAAGACAATGTAAATGATTTCATAAATTGTTTACAAATGTCGATTTATAGGGAGGAAAAAATATGACTTGTCCAAATTGTAAAGGCGAAAACGCACCAGGCGTAGCAGTATGTGAATATTGTGGTCACGAACTTCCGCAGCCACAGAAAATTGATAACCACGTTGAGCATAACAGCAATATCGTTCAGCACATCACATACGTTACAAACGTCCAGCAGGTCGCACCGCAAGCTCCTGTTGAGCAGGTAAGCCCTAAGAGCAAAAGCACAGCTGAAATACTTTGCCTGCTGACCTTTTTAGGCTTGGGCGGTTTGAACAGATTTTATGTAGGCAAAGCTGGCACAGGTTTGCTGTACTTCTTTACTTTCGGAGGTTTCTTTATTGGAGCAATAGTTGATATGATAAATTTGTTTCAGGGAAACTTCACTGA